CAAGAGATCAATTTGCAATATCAGGTGCTCTGGGACGCGATGGTGAACCCCTAATGCCGTGGTCAACGCCTACTCTCCGCGACGTTCGTTCGCTAGTCCGCGATAGCGTCAACGCATCATTGCCCGGTGCTGATGCGACCGTCCCGAACAGCGTGCTGCGTGTTCTCTCGGATAACCAAGGCGCACTCTGTCATCTGACGCTGCAATATATCGATTGGTTATCGCTGCAGCTCTTGCCCGACACAGCCGAGACGGAATGGCTCGACCGTCATGGCCAAATCTGGCTGGTCAATGCCAATGGTTCGACCGGTCGCAAGATGGCGACGCTGTCGAGCGGCACCGCAAGCTTCGTCGGCATCGTTGATGGCACGGTAATTCCGCAGGGCTCGCAGCTGCAGACCGGCACGACGGGCGGCATCGGCGCGGGCCAACTGATGTTCGAAACGACCGCCGACATCACGACGAGCGCAAACGCGCCAGTTGAGGGGCCGATCCGCGCAGTCAATCCCGGCAGCATTGGCAATCTTGTCACTGGCAGCACGCTCACTCTCAATCCGCCAATCCCCGGCGTCAGTAGCGCGGCAACCGTTGTGCTGTTGCAGGGCGGCACCGATACCGAGACGGATGACGAGCTGCGCATGCGGATTCTGCAGCGCATTCGCAATCCGCCGATGGGCGGCGATCTCTCGGACTACGTCAAATGGGCACTGGCTGTCCCCGGCGTGACGCGCGCATGGGCGACGGTCGAGCAAGGGATTGGAACGGTCACCGTAAGATTTCTTATGGATGATCTGCGCGCCGACAATGACGGCTTCCCCGAGCCGTCCGACGTTGCCACGGTCGGCGCTTACATCGATCAGATGCGACCGGTCGCGGTGAAGGATTGCTTCACGTCGGGGCCGATCAAACAAATGCTCGATATCACGATCAGCAATCTCGTTCCCAATACCGACGAGTGCAAAGCCGAGATCGAGGCGCAGCTGCAACAGATGCTTTTCGACAAGGCCGCGCCAGGCCAGACGATCTATGTGTCGTGGATCAACTACGCGATCATGAGCGCGCCGAGCGTTCAATCCTTTTTCTTGGTCTCGCCAACGACAGACGTGGTGATGACGGCACCGGGCTACATGGCGGTGCTGGAGACAATTAATTAAGTGACACGACGGTTGTGCCCGACCGGCAGGTCCGCCGCTCTGGCAGTGACTATCGCGATGCCTTCCTCGAGCTGTTGCCACAAGGCCAAGCATGGCCGAAACACTCGCTCGATAGCGTGCTTTGGAAGGCTTGCGATGGCCTCAATAATTATTGGGGCTGGGTCGATGGCCGCGCCGCCGATCTCCTAGAGATCGAGAGCGATCCGCGTTCGACCGTCGAGCTGCTGCCGGATTGGGAGCGCAATTGGGGATTGCCAGATCCCTGCTACTCTGCGCCGCCGACAATCTCTGAGCGGCAATTCGCACTCGTCCAGCGCATGACGCTGTTGGGCTCGCAGTCGCGACAGTTCTACATCGATTTCGCCAAGCAACTTGGCTATGAAATCACCATTTCCGAATTTCGTCCGTTCATGGTCGGCATCGATTGCTGTGGTGATGGCCGCCTCTATGGCGACGGCACGTTTATGCAGGATCAGTGGGGCCGTCCGATCTGCGATCCACTTGGCTTACCGGTGAAGAGTGGCGAGCTGAGCGAGTGGCCGAACTACGGACTTGGGCCGCCCGAGATGCGTTACTACTGGACGGTTCACGTCTCGTCGAAAGGCCTGATCTGGTTTCGCTGCACAAGCGGTCAGTGCGGCGTTGACTACCATTTGGAATTCACCATCCCCACAGACTTGGAATGCATCCTCAATCGCTGGCAACCGGCGCATACGCAGATCATTTTCGATCTGGGTGGCTTGAGTGATCCTGACCATCCCATGGCGGGCACGCCTTAAAGAGAGGAAGCAAATCGATGGACTACAATCAGCCTTATGGAAAACCGCCCGAGGTCGTGTGGGGCGATACGCCTTACGTCAATGGCAATCCTTCGACGGGCATTCAAGGCTCGATCCCGCCGGCGGCTTCGATTGAATATCCGCAGCGCGAACTCGTCAATTTCTTCAGAGATACCGGAATGCTCACGCCAAGCAATTCCGATCTGCATCAGCTTTCCAAAGGCGTGATGACGGGCATCATGCATTATGGCGTGGACGCTGGCACGGTGAATGCGCTGCAAGTTGTCATGCAGCCGACGCCGGATAAATACTATGACGGCATGTTCGTGTTTGTGGTGCCAGCCGTTACAAACACGGGCGCAGCTACGATCAACATCAACAATCTCGGCATCAAGAACATCGTTCGCCGTGGTGGTGGTCCCGTGCAGGCTGGCGATCTTCCGGTCGGATACAAATCGCTGCTTTGCTACAGCGCATTGCATGCGAATTTCGAATTATACGGCATCAACTTCGGCGCTGGCGGCGGCTTCCTTCCGATCTTAGGCGCAAATACGACTTGGTACATCAACGCCACAACCGGCGATGACACGCTATACGATGGCACGTCGGCGACAATCTCAGGCTCGCATGGTCCGTTCAAGACCATCACGCGCGGCATGAATGAAGTGTTCAAGTACGGGCCGAGCGTCTACACCGCGACGCTGCAAGTCGCAGCGGGCACCTATCCCGAAGCGGTGCAGACGCCGAATTATCAGGGGCCGACCGTCAAGATCATCGGTGCTGGCAAGACCGCGACCTTCGTCACGGGCGCGAACGATCATCACACATTTTCAAGTTCGCACGGCAACACGATGGTCGTGACAAACCTGTGCGCCTCAACCGGGTCTGGCTTGGGGCCGCCGTGTTGTTTCGTCGGCTCAAGCGCCGGTACCGTCTCGACGGATGACACTGCGTCGTCGGGTTATGTCCCGTTTTCGATTTGGGAAGCGTATGCGGGCTATATCTCGATGGGAAACCATACGTTCAACGCTGGCAATGGCTGCGGCATGTGCGTGTTCGGTTCTTACTTCGGCGGGTTTATTGGTCAGGCGGGTTATCCGGGTCCGGGCAAGACGTGGACGTTCCTCGGCTCGTTCAATGTCGGTGCTGGCGGCTTTGCCATCGCGAGCGCGAACGGTTCATTCGAGGCGGCAGTGCCAGGTCAGACGACGTTCGTCAATCCCGGCTACGTCATTGGGCCAAAATATTTCATCAATGCAAACGGCGTTCTGCAAACGCAGGGACTTGGTGTCAACTATTTCCCCGGCAATCAACCGGGCATCGTCGGCAGCGGCGGTCAGTATCTCTAAGGAGGCAACATGCCGGGTCAATTCAATCCGCAAGATTGGTACTGGATGATTTCGAGCGTCAGCACGACCCTTGTCTACGGGTCCGCGCGCAACGTCTACGTCGATCCATCGACCGATACCGATTACGGCAATTGGGTCACGAACACGGGAATGAGTCCCTATCCGGCGACATCCGAAGGTGACGTTTGGTATTACTTGCAGCAATTCATGCCGGTATGGTTGTGGAACGGCACGACCATGTCGCAGCCCGCAGTTGGCGAATACACCAAAGATCAATTGAACAATTACAATGCAACGCAACGCTTCAACACGGTCAACAAGGGCATGATCGCTGCGGGCGTGCCCGTCAGAACCGATGACTATTCGCGCGGTCTAATCCAAGGTGCGATGGCCGCCGCACAAGCTGATCCGACTTTCACAACGCATTGGTATGGATCGGACGGCAATTTTTATACGCTCGATGCCGCGCAGACGATCAACATGGCGACCGTTGTCGGCAATCATACCAATGCTTGTTACACGGTGTTCAAAGGCAACTCTGACGGCATCACGACCAACACCATCACGCAACCATCGCAGATTGATGACTCCTACGTGGGGCTCTAATGGCCACGGTAAACATCACCGTAGAGAACGATGCGGACTTCTATCGAAGCTTCGCCTATCAGGATATCAACGGCCACCCGATTGATATTACGGGCGCGTCGATGGTGATGAAGCTGCGTCGGCATGCCGAGGACGTGACCGCGTTTCTCACGCTCTCGACCGACACCGGGGAGATCACGATCACCAATCCGACGCAGGGAGAGTTCACGATCCTGATTGAACAGCAAAGCCTGATCGAGCTTTCGACCGGGCCTTACGAGCAATCGCTGATCATGACCTTCAACAGCATCAAGAAAAAAATCTGGAATGGTCTTCTGACCATAAATCCGGGTCCGTCGCGATGACGAATGGCAACGGCGGCTCGCTCTCGCCGAGTGGTGACGTAGAAGTCATCACCGATCTCGGCGAAGTCAAGATCATTCAAGACGAGCTAGCTGGCGACGTCTCGGTCTCGGATGAAGATCCG